ATAAGCCATAATAAATAACCCCTTTATCGCAACCAGTGGGAACTGTAGTCAGGCACCGCAGCGGTGTTCTGATAAAGCAAGGATATAAGAAAGGCCCTCTAATTGAGGGCCTAACTTTAACTTACTTTCTTCTTCTTCTTTTTAAGCGCTTTAAAATCTGCGCCAGTAATCTTCTCTACAGGCTTTGCTGCTCCTGCAATCTTCTTCTGCTTAGGGGTTAGTGACTTCTTCACTTTTTGTCCTTTTTCTTAGGGGCTTTCTTCTTGGCAAACTTCTTATTAGCAGCAGCAAGAGTTTTCATGCCGTGCTTATCTTTTGGCTTCATACAGCCACAGGTAGCACACATTATTTACCTTTTGGTTTTGGCTTTGCTTTTGGACCTTTACCAAATCCTGGTTGACCTTTTTTCTTACCGCATCCGCATGTTGCACACATAGTTATTTACCTTTCTTTCCTGTACAAGCAGAACACTTACATTTACATCCACCACATGACTTACACATTATTTGCTCGCTTTCTGCTTAGTTTGTTTTTTTGATTTTGGAACTCCTTTTGCAGGAACGCAGTTTGGAACTTTTCTTCCACCCTTCATTTTCATCCCTACCTGAGTATAACCTGTCCAACATGGGTCTGACTTTGCCATTATTTACCTTGACTTCTGTGAGGGTTGTTTTTGTGCCAACTCTTTACCGCTTTGACACCTTGCTTAACAGTCTTTGATCCGCCCATTTTTGTAAGATTTATTTTATCCCACTTGCCTTGGTTGGTATTGGTATGTTCTACAACAACATCACCCTTCTTATTCTTAGAAACTTTGTGGGTTACCTTGGCCTTCTTGCCAGGAACTCCAATGCCCAGTGTTACTGGCTTCTCTGGCTTCTTCTTATCTGCCATCATGCCACCGACTTCTTATGCTTGTATCGGATTGGGGCTTTAGGTTTTCTCACTATGCCACCCTTCTTTCGCTTTAATCCAGCGCCACCAGACGCATACTTACTCTCAGTGACATTTGTTTGAATATTCTTTTGAGGCTGCTTACCAGCCCGTGCTCCGATGTTCCTGCGCCGTTTTGCCATTACTTACTCTTTTTTTTCTTTGACATTCCTGACTCGCTCATTGCTATCGCAACTGCTTGCTTCTTTGATTTAACAACTGGGCCCTTACCAGGACCCTTCTTACCGCTATGAAGTTTGCCTTCTTTGTATTCCTTCATAACCTTTTCTACTTTGCCTTTAGATTTTTTAGTTGCCATCATCATCCTCTTCTACTTGGTCATCTAATTCTACTCTATCAAACTCAAAGAGGGATGGGTCTAATAACTCTTCAAAGTTTCCCACAACTAATTTGTGTAGGTTTGAAACTGAGGATCGTTGACTAACTCCTCCTGGCTTACTAGGTTACAATCAATAGTTACTACTGAGTAACGTTCGGCGTATCTTCCACGAGGTAAGACTCTAGTAGGAACAAATACTTCATCCTGGAATACGACACGATCCTTAATGTGTTGATTTGGGTCTGTGATCATTGCAGGGAGCAATCTATTTATATCTGCTACAGATACAACAAGACGAAGAGTATCTACTACGTAGAATCCTCGTTCATTCATTACGTTTGTACCACGCATTAATTGCGCCAAAATTACGGGCAGATCAAATGGATCATTCCATCTACGACCCTTAGCAGGATCTTGATTTGATACATCGTAGATTGGATCTACGTAGTTTCCATAATCTGCGGCAAGGGCTGCATCATCCCAAGTCCACCAATTAACAATAGTTCCAACAGGATCACGAAGTTCATCAATCATGCCCTCATCCATAGAGAGGGTCTCAAACCCTATTTTAAATCGTCCTTGGACTTTTGAACCACGCATAGGTCAATTGTGAAGGCAAGCGTCAATAGTTACAGCCTGAATTATTCAGGTTTTTTTATATTCCAGTAGGCTTGATAATAGTTTATGTCTAAAGGAAACCTCTTCATATGTTTTGCAGTGGCTCCAGTGTGAGCATAAATTGGAATTCCAGCCTCTTTTACCTTTCTAAAAAAAGCAATATCTTCACCAACAAAATCATTATTTAATCCAAGTTTTTCAGCAAAAACAGGTTCATTCAAAAATTTGTTTTGTAAAGTTATGCCTACCGATCTATGCATAAGAACAAACCCCATACCCGAAGAATCAACTTTTATTACTTGATTTTCTGGAAGAGGATGTATGTATTCAATTGTTTTTTCATCAATATTATTAAATATAACAGGAAGTGGTTGCATTACTTCATAGTCCGTACTTTTTGAAACAAAGTAAACTCCAGTTACTATAGGTTTTTCTATCTTATGCGCTGTATTCCAAAGTAATTTAAAATTATCAATAGATACATATACATCAGAGTCTATCCAAAATAACCAATCAGTTGTTGTATTTTTAATCCAATGATCAAAAACTATTTGACGTTGTCTGCTAATTTGATTTCCTTGAACTCTAAAGATTTCATTTAATTTTAAATCAGATTTGCCAAGATAAAGAACGAGATGGGCTAATCCTTCTGTAAATTTACCATCTACTAAACCATTGTCACACCAAGCAATAGACAAACTTTCTTCAGTATTTTTAAAACCAGACGTAATCATTTATTATTTATACTCCTTTTTATTCCACCACATAGTTTTATAAATATCAAAAAATTTACTTTCCAATTGTAATCGAATTTGATGTGAAGATTTTTGATCTTCTGTAGACCCTATTTCCATTTTCCAAGAATCTCTTTTAAAAGGAATTACTTGAGCAATTGGAGTTCCCTTTGGTATAAGTCCTTCAAAGGTTACGTCATTCATTACAAATGGAAAATTTACATTATTAAAATAGGTATCTGTATCTACAATTCCTGGAAGGATAGTAAATACTGATTCTCTGTGAAATGGTTGAACAAATAAAGTTGAATATCCTTTAGGTGTTTTTATAGCCCAAGGATTATGCCATTTGGGATAACTCCTATTAAAGTGCCCGTCAGGATGGGTAGGTGCTTGTTGAAAATTATGAAAAGATATTATATCTCCGCTTGGCCAATTAAACCATTGCTCACCATCTTTTATAGTTACAAACACATCTACTGGAGACAAAATAATGTATCCAGATGTAAGTGCATCAAAAACAGGCATACAACGTTTTAAAGTAGCCGTAGTCTTACCTTCAAAATTTAAAGTTTTAGTGTTACTACCAAGGTATGAGTCTAAATTTTTATACCAATCGGGTATAAATTTTGAAGCAGGAATTGGAGGATCTAATTCAACCTGTGTTTTATTTATAAATTTAATTTTAATTTTTCGCCCCTTTAAAATTTAATTTAAATTTATTATACTTCAACCCATTCCAATAAAGATTCATTCCAGGAGTATATACCGCCATCTGTTGGGTATGCAACTGGTGGAACATAGTAAAAAGTCTCTTGATTTAAGACCCAAGAATCAAAAGGTTTTGGTTCAATAAATCTGCCGTATTGAGCATTGTAGGTATAGTTAATATCAACCGCTACGTTGGTTAATACTTCTACACAAGATGCGTTAGAACTACTCTCAGCAGCAGCAAGGGTTTCAGCAATAATTACATTAACCACTGTATTTTGATTATCTAAAACTGCAAATTTTTTCATGTGTACAGTCTCTTTTCTTTAGAAGCCACGTAGAATATATATAACACCAGGGCCACCGATACCGCCAGCATTGTTTCCACCATAGGATGTGTTACGTCCTCCGCCACCGCCACCTGATCCATAACCAGTTCCATTATTACCAGCGTTACCAGGATAGTTTCCACCATTTCCACCAGCACCAATTCCACTGCCAGCGCCACTGCCTGCAGGATCACCTGAGTTTCCTCCGCCTCCGCCTCCGCCATTTGTACCATCTATAATTGTTTTTGTAAGAACAGAGTTAGCAGTTCCAGAACCTGTAGGGGATCCTGCACCGCCACCTTCAGCAGGTGAAGCAGGTGCATACCAAGTATTTCCTCCGCCACCGCTAGATGAAACAAGGTTACCAAAGTTAGTGGTACCACCACCGTTTCCATTTGTATTGCCTGCAGTTCCACACCCATCACCACCACCACCGATAGTTACGCTGGTGCTGCTGCTTGCATAAACTAATTTTGCAACAGGTACAGCCTTGCCACCGCCGCAACCAACTGTGTTATTAGAGGTAAGTCCACCACCACCGCCTCCGCCTCCGCCTACTGCACAAACATATAGTAATCCAGTGTGAGTATAAGTTCCAGAACTTGTAATAGTATCTAGAGTTCCACTAAGTCCTGCTGGAGTAAGTGTTGCGGCAGTTAAACTTATACTAACTACTACGTCAGTTCCAGTACTTGTTTGTATATAGGCACCTGTTGACGCAGTTCCAAGTGCGTATGAAACAGTTCCACCTGATGTAGTTGCTGGTGTTTCTGATTTAGTTGCAGAAAAAAAGGTAACAGTTGCGTTAGAAGTTGCTGGACTTGTTGTAATTGTATAAGTTCCAGTATTGAATGTACCAACAATTTTATAGGTAGTTAATGAAAGAGGAATAGTTGCTGAAACCTCAGCATTTTGATCAGCCGCAGCGGCTGCAACTGGAATTGGAAAGATTGAAATTCCCACTAGACTATCTCCACTCCGCTAATATGAAAAAGCACTGATGTTGTAGATGCAAGTCCAGCAATTACTTTAGGTGTTGCATTTGCAGGAATCACTTGCTTTAAGTCAAATGAAAATATTGAATTAGCAGCAATAGATACACTTGGAACAACGTTTACACCATCTATGGTTATTGTTGCTGTTGAAGTTGATGCTGCGTTATTACTAATAACAATGTTTGTGACTACTGTTGTAGTGCTTGAATTTGGCACTGTGTAAAGGGTTGTACTTGAGGTCGCTGCAGCAGTTCTTGCTAGGACCTTGGAGGTTACAGCCATAAGTTACTGTTCCTTTCGGGAGGTATAGCGGATAGGTTAAGGCTTTTTTTAAGTTTGTGTGTCCTAAACCTATGCTAATGTGAACCCATGAATTTGGTGCATAAATCGGTTTCTCAAGGGGGCAAATTAGCGCCTTTAATTCTACCCCACTCAATTACCTATGGTATGGGCTTAATGAACCCATCTATTTTTGTCGATGATGATGAAGATATTTTAATAAATATTAGGCATGTAAATTACACCTTATACCATTCTGAAAAAGATCAAAGATTCTTTAGTCCTTGGGGTCCACTCTCTTACCTACATCCTGAAAAAGACCAACGGCTAGTTACGACCAACTACCTAGGCCGTCTTGATAAGGATTACAACTTAATTAATTTTACTAAGGTTGATTACTCTAAGTTAGATGTTCCGCCTATTTGGGAGTTTGTTGGTGAAGAGGATGTCCGCATCACGCAATGGGATGGCAACTACTACCTGATTGGGGTACGGCGTGATACCACGCCCAATGGGCAAGGTCGCATGGAGTACTCCAAGATTGAATTAGATAAAATTAACTGGACAGCCACCGAAGTTCAACGAGTTCGTATTCCACCTCCTGTTGATTTTAATTCTTACTGTGAAAAGAATTGGATGCCTATCCTTGATATGCCTTATCACTTTGTTAAATGGGCTATGCCTACGGAGATTGTTAAGGCTAATCCTGATAAGTCTGAGTGTGAGCAGGTACTGGTAAAAGAAACTCCGCCAATTTTTCCTGATCAACGTGGTGGTACAAACGTAATTGCTTGGGGCGATTATTACATTGCGTTTACTCACGAAGTTAAGTTGTGGAAAAATTATTTAAATCAAAAGGATTCAACATATAGACATCGAATGATTGTCTGGGATAAAGAGTTTAATTTTGTTGGACTTACATCTTCCTTTTCATTCTTAGATACGCCAATTGAATTTTGCGTTGGCGCAGCAGTTATAAAAAAGAACCTAGTACTAACTTTTGGCGTTCAAGATAACTGTGCCTTTGTTCTTGAGGTTCCAAAAAAAGTTGTAAATGAAATGATTACGGAGGCCATGTCTTATGGACATTAAAGAGTTAACTTTAAAATTGGCTGAAAATCCACAGGATGTAGAGAACAATTTTAATCTTGCTGCTGCATATGAGAACCAGTCGCAGTATGCATCAGCGGCAGGGTTCTACTTAAGAGCGGCTGAATACGGATACAAGACGCACTCACTGATTACCTACACCTCTCTGTTAAAGATGGCTCTGTGTTTTGGTGCTCAGGGAGAAAGAAATAAAACTGTTTACAACAACATCATGCAGGCTATTGCATATCTACCAAATAGACCAGAGGCGTACTTCCTACTGTCTAGAATTAAAGAACGCAATAAGGAGTATCAAGAGTGCTACACCTACGCAGAGTTAGGTTTACTATTTGCAACCAATGCTTACAACCAATCACTTCCAGGGTATGTTGAATACAACGGAACTTATTGTTTATTGTTTGAGAAGGCTGTTGCTGGATGGTGGATTGGACGCAAAGATGAAAGTAAAACTTTATTCCAACACCTATTAGACGATCATGCTATGACTGAAGAGTATGTAAATGGATGCCTTAATAATCTGAAGTTGTTTGTCTAATGTTTCCTAACTGGTTTAAGGATGTAGAGAAATACTTTAGACATGTGCCAAGTGTCCCACTTCGTGCACTACAGATCGGCACCTACACAGGGGACGCCACGCAGTGGCTACTTACTAATCGGGAGATTGAATATCTAGATGATGTAGATACCTGGGAGGGCAGTGAAGAAGTCGCCCATGAATCTCTGGATTTTTCTTCAGTAGAGGCTTACTACGATTCAAGATTCCCAAAGGATGGAAGGATTCTAAAGCATAAGATGACCAGCGATGAGTTCTTCTTAAGAGGCGCTAGTTCATATAACTTCATATACATAGATGGGGATCACACAGCCCTACAGACCGCTATAGATGGCTTGAATGGCTTCAGGCACCTGGAATCAGGTGGGGTGATGGCATTTGATGACTACCTCTGGAATTATGGTGGAGGAGAGTACAGAGAGCCTAAGAGGGGCGTGGATTGCGTTCTTAATCTCTGTAAAGGCGAATACACAATGATTGAATCTGGTTATCAGGTATGGATTGAGAAGTGTTAGATAACGCCTGCTTTGAGGTCTTTCATACTGATACTGGAAATAAATTAAGGAACAAATCTTACGAGGGCATTTTAAATTCTATGTCCTTCTTGCCACGCCTTGGCTCTCCTACTATGTACTTCAACACCGCTGATAAGGCTGAAACATTTATTAATCAAACACCTGATTTTAAGGTTAATACAGTTAATGACTTTTGTAAGCCAGGAGAGACTTTCCCACCATCTTCTGGAGTTATAGGAGTTTGGGCAAGTACTTACTTGGCTTATAAAAAGTTTTTAGAATCTAACAAAGATATATTAATAATTTTTGAAGATGACATAGTCATAAGTAAGAACTTTAAAAGTATTGCAAAGATGTATGTAAGTGAACTTATGATTTTGTGGGATTTCTTTTCATTCTTTGTTCCTGATGATTCTTTATTTGCTTATAATGAAACTGAACATAATCTAGGTGAGGAATACACTTGTAAATCATATCAACAATGGTCTTGTGCAGGTTATGCTGTAAGTAGACGTGGTGCAGAAAAGGCTGTTGCAGACGTTGAATTAAGAGGAATTAATTGTCCTATAGATTGGTATATATTTAACTTTAGAATGAAACAAGAAGAAAATCAAATGAGATTTAATACATTTACAATAAAGCCACAGATATATAAACCTATAAAGTTTTTACAAGAAGCAGCGCAGTACAGCCAGATACACAACGGCACTACAGAGTTACTTAGTAGACATCCATAACATCGTTTATAACGACTTCATCAGAAGCACCACTAGTTCCTTGAGCACCTAGAGTTCCCTGAGTTCCCTGAGTACCTGTACCAATAGTTCCTTGAGCACCTACAGTTCCTTGAACGCCTTGGGTTCCATCAGTACCTTGTGTGCCTTGTGTGCCAACAGTTCCCTGTGATCCGACAGTACCCTGAGCACCCACAGTACCTTGAGCACCTTCAGTTCCTTGAGAACCAACAGTTCCTTGAGAACCAACGGTACCTTGCGTACCTGTGTCACCCTTATCACCACTGCGAGCAAACGTAATTAATACATCGTCAGAGTTTGAAAGAGTTCCGTTACCAGACACATAAGAACAGTTAACTGTAAACCAACCAGTATTGTCTGTAAGAGATGTAATGGTATATAACTTAAATACGTTTGGGTTAAACTTCTGTGAAACACGGAAGTGACCTTTAATAGTTGATGTTGAATCATCGATTGTGTTTAAAAAGGTTGACAAGTCCGTCGCAGCATCATCGCTTGCATCAATATACATAGCGGTTGCGCTTGTAGGGGCTGCATTAAATCGAATGTTTCCTGCACCTGGATCAGCATTTGTTGTAGTTGTGCTAAATGTATAATCAAATGTAGCACCACCAAATGAACCTTCTGCACCCTGAGCGCCTAATGTTCCCTGTACGCCTTGAGTACCTTGGGTTCCTTGGCTACCTACAGTGCCTTGGGTTCCATCAGTACCTTGTGTGCCTTGTGTACCTTGAGTGCCTTGTGTACCTTGAGTGCCTTGTGTACCTTGAGTGCCTTGAGTGCCTTGAGTTCCCTCAGTTCCTTGTGCACCAACGGTTCCTTGGCTACCAACAGTTCCTTGAGTTCCATCAATACCCTGCGTTCCCTGCGTACCCTGAGTTCCTTGTGTGCCTTGAATTCCTTGAGTACCAACAGCACCTTGAGTACCCAGTGTTCCTTGAACTCCTTGGACGCCTTGAGTACCTTGGACGCCTTGCACTCCTTGTACGCCCTGCACTCCTTGAAGACCACCGTATGCAAGCGAGGTCCAGGCAGTAGAGCCATTACCAATTTTTAATTTCCCAGTGTCAGTCTCTGTTCCTACTTCACCAGCAGCAAGTGTTGGATTACTAGCAGTCCATTGAGCCGCAGTACCACGACGTAATTTGATTGTTACTGACATTAGATTACTCCTCCACCATCATAAGAATTTGTATACACATCGCTTCCTCCTGCTTCATCTCCGCCATCGGCTACACCTGTTACAGTGTCAGAACCACCGACTTCATCTCCACCTTCAACTATTTCAGCAG